ATGCGCTGGTGATACTTGATCATGCCAGTACCGACCGGACGGCTAATATTATCTACAATCTGGTTAATGAATACGGTGGCGCTAGAGTTATTGAGGTTGTGCAACCAGGCACCCAGTGGGATGAGATGCAGCATCGGCAGCAGATGTTGCAGACCGCGCGCGATGAAAGAGCTACGCACATCGCTATCATCGATGCGGATGAAATACTTACAGCGAATTTAGTGGTAGACACGGGGGCATCGTTCATCTCAGGCAATCCCATTATTTCGGCGATTGAAACGATATCATCCGATTCTATTCTCCAACTACCTGGCTACAATCTTCGCGGGTCCATCAGCCGTTATCACGCATCTGGTATTTGGTCAAATCGATGGTTTAGCTTGGCGTTTATCGATGATCCTCATCTTGGATGGCATGGTGACAACTTTCATCAGCGGGAGCCTATCAGAGATCACGGAACTGGCGGTTCGCTTAAGTGTTATCGCCCGATTCCGCAAGACAACAGCGGGGTGATGCACCTCTGGGGCGCATCAGAGCGACGACTGCGGGCTAAGCACGCCTGGTACAAGATCATAGAGAGGATGCGCTGGCCGGATCGGGATGTGCGCGATATTGACGCCATGTACTCATGGTCTATTTCTGGGAGGCCGCATCGTGAGGATACCCCGCGCACTTGGCAATATAAGCCAGTACCAACGCGATGGTGGGAGCCATACGCGAACTGGATGCATTATCTCGATATCGAGGCAGATCCGTGGCAGGAGGCTGAAGTGCGGCGGCTGGTGGCGGAGAATCCTGGAGTGGAGAAAGGATTTGATTTGTTTGGAGTCGTATGACATACACGCTCACTCTGCATACCGCCAATATCGTGCGTACATCGTGGTGGAAAGATGAGAATCGCAAGGAACCAGCTGGCGTTTGGTGGCTGACAGGTGGTGGACTCTCGCGACCAGCTACGGATGTGGAGATTGAGCTTTGGAAGAATTCAACTGACATCGATGAGATTAAGAATAAATGGACGGATCTCATCGCGGAATTGCAGAATGATTCTAAATTGCAAGATCAAAAACCATAAGAACAGGTACGAAGTTTACCTCAACGAGCGGCTGGTACATAGCGTGTGGTACGTGGACCGACGTCGCGGATGCCTGCGAACATACGATGTGTACAATAATGGTTCGATAGCCGTTACTACAAGAGAAGCACTCACGGCGGGATTCCCAATCCATCCATCTTGGGATGCTCCGATCGATGGTGTGCTGTCCAAAGAGCTGCGCGGGAAGATCAGGCTAAAAAAGATTGGGGAGTGGAACAGCGAATGGGGCTACGTGGTAAGAAAGTATTCATGGGATCTAAAATAACCGTGTTACGATTAACGCCATGAAGCGTCTCCGCTCCTGGCTCTCCGACCTGGTTCTCCGCACTCCACTTGTCCACCGCATCGTAGAACGTGCCGATAGCGCGATCCGTGAAGCTCGCACGATGTCGCATGAAGCGGAGAAAGCACTCGCCTTGGCCGGCGAAGAACTGCGATACCAGCGTATGCGGCTCTCCGAGCGCATGAATGACATGATGGACTTGCGCATAGCCGAGATTGCCTGCCGTAATCCAGAACGGGCAGATGCGTTTGCGGAATCGTGGTCCGCCGCGCGCAATAATCCCGTCGCGTTGAAGGAAACGATGTGGGAGCTGGAGCTCGCACTGGAGGATCGCGGGTGGCAGCGCGAGAATGCACTTGCACAGTTGGAATTCTCGCGTTATGGCATTGGCCAACTGATCCGCATCATCCGCATTTACGCGCTAAAGAATCCCCTCATCAAGCGCGGCGCCGAGATTTGTGCACTTTACGTCTTCGGCCGCGGCGTCGAGATTCGCTGTGAAGATCCGACTCCAGATAAAGTGATCCAGGAATTCCTGAAGCGCAACGAGTGCGAGCTGGGCCATATCGGCCTAGCGCAAAAGGAAACGTCAATCCAGACGGACGGAGCGTTATGCTTCGGTCTGAAAACCTCGCCGGGCCAGGTCGACGTGCAGATGATCGACCCGCTGGAAATCATGGATGTGGTAACCGATCCTGATGACAGTAGCCGCGACTGGTATTATTTTCGGCAATGGACACGCGCTGAATTCACGGCGGAGGGAGGCCAGCAATACGTATCGCAGGAATGCTGGTATCCTGCGCTGGGCGTGGTAATGGATCCGCCCGATGGCTTTGTCTCAGCGCAGAAGATCAAAGGCAAGCCCGTGAATTGGGAAATGCCCATCTTCCGCGTCAAGGTGGGATCGCCGGCCAAATGGCGATGGCCGGTGCCTCCGCTGTATGCGTCGATTGATTGGGCGCGCGCCTATAAGGATTTCCTCGAGGACTGGGCCACTGTGCAGCGCACGCTGGCACGGTTTGCCTTGATGGTTGAGACCAAAGGCGGCCCAGCGGCCATCGCGGCATACGAAGCGCTGTTGAGTAGTACCTTCGCGGATGCCAATGGCGCCCAGATCGAACGCAACCCGCCGCCAAGCGTTGCCAGCGCGCACGTCAGCGGCCCGGACAATAAGATCAGTGCATTCAAATCCGCAGGCGCACAGGTGGCCCCAGAGCAGGCGCGCCGGCTGCTGCTCATGGTGACAGCTGCGCATGGTATGCCTGAGACATTTTACGGGGACTCCACGTCCGGATCGCTGGCAACTGCGTTGTCTCTCGACCGTCCGACGGAACTGAAGTTCAAGGAGATTCAGCAGCGCTGGCAGTCTACGCTGATTCCCATATTGCAATATCGGCTTTGGATTGAGGAGCGGATGCCCGGCAGCAAAATGCGGGAAGCGCGCAAGTCTGGTACTGCATTGCCGCAGGTTTCCGTGGTATTCCCCGCGGTATTGGAGCACGAAGTTACATCTATGATCGAAGCCTGGAGCCACGTAGCCACGCTCGGCGGCAGGTCTGGAATTGCCTGTGGAATAGTTGATCGAAAAACAATCGCTAAGGGACTGTTGCAGGAGGTCGGCTATCAGGATGTGGACAAATTGTTGGATTTAAGCTACGGCAAGAATTATGATCCGGCTGCGGATTTGATTGAACAACGGACCAACGTTGCAGCGCAGAGCATCGTGGGTACAGATCGGGATACCACGAATGCTCCCGAGACCAAAGGAGCAGCAAAGGCAAAGCCGAAAGGATCAATCGCGGAAGCTGTAGCGCACTTGCGGCATGTTATTGGATCGAATGGAAACTAAGTCGCCTGTCATCATCCGCATGCGCAAGAACAACTTCGTGGTAGTCGAGATGCGCGAATCGGGAGATGTGCTCGCCTATTGCCAGATCGGAGATGATGACAATGTGGAGCGGATAGCCGATATCCTCAGCGCAAAGCGGCTGCCAGCCGATGCCATGAGACTGCGTAAGATGCGAGACGATGCGCGCCACATAAGAAGGCCGCATGCGTAAATTCAGCGTGCGATGGTGGTCTGGCGACGACTTAACTGAATGGAAGTGTGCCCATCCTAATCACTATCCATATCACTTTTTCCAGTGGCCGCTGTACTTTGGCCCAGAATATTCGGTTGAGGCTGAGGAGCGCACTGGTTTTCCGATAGGTGAGACTGGATGGATGTCGCCACATGCAGCGGTTATCAAATTGGCTACATCGCCTATTCCAATCACAACAGAGCCGTTTGTGTGGTCGAATGGCAAAAATATCTGAACTCATTGAATCCGCTGAGCTAATCGAAGCTGTGGCCGTGCTCGATGCAGCGCAGGCCATCCTGGAGGCCACTGGCGAGTATTACTACGAAGACATCACACTCAAGCGTTGGATTCTGGGCGACGGTGGCCGCGCTGGCAATTGCGAGATTTGCGTGGATAATGCGGATCGAGGATGGATCGATATGGATGATGTTTGGGACAGCATTGATGGAAGTATTGATGAGCCGCCAGCACATCCAAATTGCACTTGCGAGCAGGAAGTGAAGGATACCAGACGACGCGTCTATGTTTAGTGGTAATAGAATTTGTCGGATTACCATTTGTTCAGCATGTAGGTCCAATTACCACTTTGCTAACATATATGTCCAATTGGCAGATACGTCAGTGGTATTCTCAGCGGTGCTGTAAACTAAGATTTCTCCGACGCGCCCAGGCCAATATGTTGGTCCGAAGTTAATCATCAGCGTCACCCCCCCGGTGAGATTGTCGGTTGTTCCCGTAGCAATGGACTGCTCGGCGCCGTTATCTAAGGAAAGAATTAGATGCGTAGCGTCCCGCCGGACCATGACTACATGAGGTGCCGCTTGTGTGATAGGCGTGCAAACGTCGTAATTTGTACCGTTATAAAGGCGGGCACAGATCGAAGTTGTGCCTGCAACCGTCTTGCAATACGGCACGGCAAATCTAGCTGTGTCTATATCTGTCAGCAGCGCATTAACGTTGAGGCCGGTGGCGTCGGCCACGCAGTCGGCATCTATCTGTAATGCCACCCAAATGGTAAATGTTGTAGATGTAACAATATCACTCCATGTCTTTCCCGAAGTTTGAGCGGTATTGTTCAAGACATAGCGCAACGGGTCTGTCCCGTTCGTCACAATCGTGCCTTTTCCATTTAGTCCGGTAGAATTCCAAGTCCCGCCTGATCCCGGCACCCAACTGAAATCTCCGCCGTTGGTATCCTGCCACACTTGCACAACGGACCCATTCGTCACGCTCCCGGTAGGCGGAGGTCCTACAGACGTGAACAGGTTATTAATAGTGTCTGTCAGGAAATGCATTGTGAACCCAGATACAGGGCCAGAGGCTGGGATTGCACTTTTGGAGATTACAACACCGGAGAGGATCTGGCCAAAAGAGAGCGTGGCTGCAAAGAGAAGTAGGATAAGAGATCTCATCATTTTAAGTTTCTAGTTGTTGGTCCAGGTGCCTGTTTGCACGAACGCATACCAGTGGTTTGCGGCGTCTGATACTATGCAAACCGCATCGCCGAGCGCTCCACCTGAAACCAATGTTCCGGCACTCGATCCATTAGCTCCAGCCAAGTCCACCGTGTTTGATGTCGCCATTTGGATTGTGATAGCTCCCGACTTACCGGTTGCGTTTCTATAGCAGCGCTGAAGTCCAGCGATTCCTGCCGGGGCGTTGAATGTGAGAGCACCAGATGCGTTATTGAATTGATAATCGCTTGAGTTGCCAGGATCGGCGACAGCTCCCGATGTCGAAATCGTCACCGGTACATTAGGTATATTAGCAGCCGGTAGAATTCCCGTTACTTTCGCCGTTAGATCAATGGTCGAATCGGTTATGTCAGCGTTGACTATCAATGAGCTTGTTACTGCCTGCGTAGAACCGGCAAAGTGCGCGATTCCAGCACCGGGCGAAGTAGCGGTCACCAGAGTAGTAGGCTTGAGCGTGAATTGCGTAAACGTTAGCGCATCTGTGCCTATAGCTCCCACTGTAGAAGTCAGGACCCAACTGGTTTGCGCATTAGCCGTGCCATTAACGACTGGTATGGAACCGGTATTATTCGTATCGGATGGCTGATCGTAGTCCAGAGCTCGAGTAAGTGTGTACAGAGCGATGCCAGACCCGGTTGCGGTAACCGTATAAACTCCGTTTTGCAATGCAGATGCTTGAGTTTTGACTAGGATCCTATCTCCAACGATGGGCGTATATCCGTCAACAACTAGCGCTGCATTCCCTGTAGCGATCAGCGTTGCTCCGATTCCTGCTGCTGCGTTTGCATAATTTGGACTATTAGGCAGCACGGCTGCGGTAGCAGCTTGGACTGCTACTGCTGGGTTTACGCCTGCGATGGCGTTCGATACAGCTGTATCTACATAAGCAGTGGACGCTCCTTTAGTGCTGTTGTCCGCCTGCGTTTGGGTGCCAACGACCGGGTTCGTAAACGTTGGACCAGAGGAAAGAGCCACAGTAGTGCCGGTTCCTGTTGTGCTCGCGGCTGCTGGCTGGGCGCTACTGTTCGTCCCCAACACCACAGCGCTAGTTGGGACAGTGGTGCCGTTTATCTTCGATACCGTGACGGCATTGCTTCCGCTGGTGGCTGCGTCACCGCTCAATTCCGATGCAGTCATGGCCGAGGAGCCACCGCGCACAAGTCCTGTCAATGTGCTGGTAGTTCCAGTTCCGCCTTGGTTAACCGGCGTTGGGATTGTGCCACCGCCACCTCCACCATTGTTTGGAGGTGTATACTGCGCTGCGGCTATGACCGCGAAGGCAAGGCTAATTACCCCACGCCACATATGCCTTGTCTCCTGTCCCAACGTAAACGTATACAGCGTTGAGCGTATAAACGCAGGTGTTGCAAGCGGGCGTATTGTAACCTCCGCCGGCAGCAATCGGCAAGCCCTGCGTGGAACTAACAGTGGAATCTCCGAACATCACAGATCCGGAATTGGATGAACCTGCAATAACCTGAACCCACGATGCACGCGCAGTGCTATCCGTGGATATCGCTACCGCGGCATTGGCGCCCGTGATGGTTGCGATCGTGTGTATGCCAGCATTCACCGGCAGGAGCAGCAGCAAGACAGCGAAAAATATGCGCTTCATGCCGCGAATTATAGCATGCTTGCCCTTAATCGCAGTTAGGAGAAATAACAATCGTCCCATCGCCGAGCGGGTAAGAATCGATCCCATCTTGCATGACGAGCTCGCAAGGCCCACCATAGACACCTGATGCCGGGATGCCGTCGGTATCTGCTGGGTCTATTTTTAGTGTAGCCAGTCCACCGGATGCATTAGTGATGGCAATTCCTCCGGATGGGCTGGTTTTAGCAATCGTAACTCCTCCCACATCAGCGCGAAACCAAAGCGTTAGGCCGGTTATATTCTGCGGTGTGCCATCAGCCTGGAGAACGGCGATTTTCCAAAGTCCGGTTCTACCGCGGATGTTCTTAAGAGCAAGTTGCACTGTATCCATCCTCCGTCATAGATCCACTATAATCTATCGGAACCATGTCTCCCGAGGGAGCCATGACGCCGGCTGTTGCATCGTACGGCATTGGTACCATTTGTCCATACGGCAGCATGGATGCAACCGTAACAGTTGGTTCCCAAATTGGCAGTCTGACTCCGCAGGCAGAGTAAAATAGTGCGTATGTCAGTGTGCCAGTCGCTGGCATCAGCCATATCAGTTGGCCGACGGTTTGTCCCGCATCCGATGTCTCGGTGGCGAATACGGCAGTGGCTACTGATGCAGGAATAGATAATCGCAACGATGCCGACGTTCCATTAAACATCGCGGCGCGCGCAACCGTTGCGACTCTCATGCTGAGCGTATTCCCAGCGCCGGCATACGCCCACTGGGCATCATCGGAATCAATGGCAACTACCACAACAGATGCCGAAGAGGAAAATACCGCGCTGCCAGTTTCTGGCCTAACCGTGGCCCAGATCAGCGATGTTGCCTGTCCATACTGCTCTGTTGCGGGCGTTGGTGCAAATGTTCCAGGAGCCACCACATCTACCGTTGACGTGAATGTTGCGAACGCTTCCGATACAACAGATGAGCGGATGGTATACGATAGGACCGGCAGACCAGGCGAGAATGCCTCCGAACGCAGCGCAGGATAAAGAGTGGCAGTCAGCATCGGAATCGCCGCAGTGAATAACGCTGCTGCCGTGGATGGCTGCTCTCCAAATCCAAGAACTGATGTGGCATTAGAGAACAGTGCCGATGAGGCAGATGCTGCGAGTTTCGACGTCAAGCCCGAAGTTTCAGCAGAATAGATTTCCGGTATCGCATTAGGATGCGTCGTTAATGCAAGACTGGCGGCGGCCGCATTGAATGAGAAAACGATGCTTGCGGGGTATTCTATCAATGTCCAAGAGCTTGTGTAAACTGCAAACGATTCGGTGAAAACGGATGGACTTAGGCCTCTATGGACTATCGGTGTTTGAGCAGCGTATGTTTCGATGGCCGTCCCTGGATGCAATTGGATTGTTACGCCACTGCTTACACCGGTAAATGTGGCCGATACGACCGCTGGTTTGGCCACGCGGCCTACGATTGAAGTAACGGCAGAAAATGATTCTGACACTGCCGTCGGGTGGATGCTTAAGGTCCATTTGTCGCTTATCGTTGTGAACGCCGCCACTACAATCGCAGGATTCAGAATACGCTTAACGATGGAGGTCTGAGCAGCATATAACTCAACGACCGTCGACGGATGGACGGCGAGAGTGAGTTTATCTGTGATTGCTGCGAACGTGGCTGCCACAGTGGCTGGCTTAGCCACGCGCGCAACAATTGAAGTGATTGCAGCGAAAACCTCGGCCACAGTAGCCGGATGCAGCGTAAGCGTCCATTTCTCCGTTATCGCCGTGAAGGTCTCAACTCCGGTAGTCGGATAGAGAACAGGCCCAACTGTTCGCGTTGAGGTTTTGGCTGCGTATACTTCTGCAACGGTGGCCGGGGATACCTTAATTGTAATCGCTGGCGTTTTAGCTACAAATGCTGCGGATACAGTAGCTGGTGCGGAAGCTACCGTGAGCTTTGCCGTGTTTGTGTAGTTAGTAAGAACGGTAGAGCTATTGCGGCATTGAAACTGTAAGACGTGGCCACACTGAATATCCGCGCTTCGTACAGATAGACAAAATTCAACCTCACATTCCTTGGCTGTGGTGAGGGTCAGAGTTGATGCGAGCGCATCGACCTGATCCATAAATCCAAATGGCGAATTAGCCGTCCCACTTCCCAGCCGTCGCGCCCCTGTTGTTGTTGCGTCTCCATCGGTGAAGTTTGCGGATGAAGCAGGACGAATGTTAGATGCGGACGCATTCACAACCACATACGCGGCTGCATCTTTCGAGTAGTAGAGTTGCAGCGCTTCACTGGGAGATGTGGTCCCAGGATCGGTGATCAGGAAGCGAAGACGAAAGGTGGTGTCTGGCTTAAAGACTATGGCTGTATTGAGGGCTGCTCTCCACGTGGCCGTCGTTTCCGAACCATCATCGTTCGCGAATCGGTACGACGCCTGGGTGATGTTCGCAGCCATTATGCATCGGTAAACACATTGGCAATGTTGATGGTGAGGGTATTTCCAGAAGCTACCGTTACATCGGCCGGAGCAGAATCAAGCAACATGTAGGCGACGGCGTTTTTACCGGATGCCGTGTTGTCATAGAGCACCGCAGCACGCGCAACAATGCCAGATCCGCTGGCTGTCCATGTGGCATCCGCCACGTCGAACGTGATGGTAGCCGTTGCACCACCACCAGTCAGAGATCCTGTTCCAACGCTCACGCCAGCAGTGGTGTAGCCATTGGCATTGGAGACCTCATGTGCATCCGTCGCAAATGCGGTGTACGTGGCTGGCGTTACCGTGGCGCTGATGGCGGAACTTGTAGAGGTGAATAGCGCCACCAAAAACGAGTCTGCGCTCAAATCCATGAGCTTTTTGAAAGCATTCAATTTGAAATCGTTGTAGAGAACCCAAGGTCCAGCAGCTGCCATATAATCACCTCCGAATGGCCGAGTATATCATCCATTCCCGCGCAACTGCTCGACAAATCTTTGCCGTGCCCGCACCTCGGCCGGCTCAAACTCCAGCATGGATCGCTCGATCATTAGCGCTGCCTGGTAACCACTAATGGACTTCGCAGCGATTGATTCCCGCATGTACCGGATGCATCGGGCGAGTCCCTCCTGCACGCCATCCGCGTGCGCTTTCCGTTCTCCCATTGGCTTGACTACTTTCCGATAGTCACGCATGTATTCTGCCCTGCTGGTTGACATTCTTGCCGATAATCATAGCAGATTGTTACGTAACAAGCTTTGTTTCTTTAGAATGCCACCCTTACAATCGCCATTGAATGGCTGCGACGGCATCTCGCCCACATCTGTCTTCCGCCTACTTGGCTCTTGCTCTTCGACTACAAGAAGCCGCTCCTGATCTTCACGCTACTGATGCCCGCAGCCAACTTCTGGCTGCACTCAAGGAAGACCCACTATCTGAAGCTGGTAAAAGGAATTCAGCCGGAGACCAGCAAGTACTGCAAACCATTCATGATCATTCGGTTACGCTTGGCGCCGAGTGCGGCGATGAAGATGAGATGGCAGAACGGTACATCAGCGACAAAGCCCGCGAAGATATGCCGGATTCCGATTTCGCGGGCAAAGGCACAAGCTTTCCGATTAAGACCCAGGAAGACGTGAATGCCGCCATGCATTCCATCGGGCGGGCCGGCGCGGACAACTACTCCCATGACAAAATCCGCGCAAATATTATTCGCATCGCCAAACGCAAGGGCCTGAAGCTCCCAGCGTCGGCTGAAGGAGAAAGCCAATCCTGGAAGCCGCAGGGAACTTTGCTGATCGAGTCCGCGCTGTTCTGTGAGCAGCCACGATTGCAGGAGGCATCGGCAGCTACCACCTACCCCGTGCGCCTGATAAATCCGGGCCGCGGGTCGAGCGGCTATTACTCGGCGGACACATTGCGCAAAGCCGCGGAGTCTGGCGTATTTCCGGCCGGCACGCAGATGTTCTGGAATCATGACACCAATACGCAAGAGGGCGAACGACCGGAAGGTGATCTCGATCGATTGGCGGCGGTTACGACCACCCGCGGCGTATGGGATGAATCGGGCCGCGACGGTCCGGGCATTTATGCGCAGGCCAAGGTATTCAGCGATTACGCAGATCAAATCAAGGAAAAAGGCCCTCATATTGGCGTTTCTATCCGCGCTGGCGGAGAGCGGGACGAGTCGGCTAAAGCGCCGGATGGCAAACCGCGGGTCATCACGGCGCTGAATAACGCCATGTCGGTAGATTTCGTGACGAAAGCTGGCCGTGGCGGCAAGATCTTTACGGAGGCAGCCACCTCCGAATCCAACACAGGAGACGGTATGACGAAAGAAGAAGTCCAGGCGTTGATTCGGGAGGCGCAGACTCCGCTTGAAGTTAAACTCACCGAAGCACAGGCGGAGAACAAAAAGCTGCGCGATAAGTTGGCGCGATCGGAAGCGCCGCGCGTGATCCGTGAAGCACTGGCCGATATCCGGCTGCCGGAAGCCAGCAAAAACAAGATCATCCGCCGACTGGCTGAGAGCGATCTTCCAGATGAGAAAGCCAAACTTGATGCGCTGGTCGAATCCGAAGCGGCTTCTGAAGCGCAGTTTCTTCAGGAACTCGGCTACGCTGCCGGGATCGCTGCGGTGGGCGCTCGCATGACCGAAGCCGAGGTCAAAGCCCAGCACAAAGAGACCGAGACAGAGCACAAAGAGGCTTTTGAGAAGCGCATGGAAAAGCTCGTTACTCGCTTCGTCGGTCCCAAGCTGCGCACAGGGAGCGAACAAGAAAAGGCCATGCGTGAGGAAGCCCGTGAGACCTTCAGGGAAGGGAGGGCCGCATAATGGCCATCAATCAGGCATTTGAACAATTTGGACCACGCATCCAACTTCTAGCGCCGGCTGGAGTCAACATCGCCAGTGGCGCATTTCTGATATTTGGCACAGGGACCCGCACCCTGGCCTGCGTGGCAGAGGAAGCAGTTAATACTACTCTGCCTCCCTACGATTCCAATAGCGGATACATCACTGTCCAGACCACTGGCGCGGTAAACCTCAGCGTCAAAGGTCAGACGCAGAGCAGCCCCAGCACTGGCGCTGCGATCAACCGTGGAGACAAGGTGTACGCAGATGGTGGCACTTTCGATGTTACCAGCGGAATCACCTACGGCTCAACGCTCGACGGCGATGCCAATGGAACATTCGTCGGGCTGGCTCTCGATCCGGTAGTCGCATCGGCAACAACCACAATCCGCGTGCTTTTGAAGAACGCAACCTGTTAAGGAGAAATCGGACCAATGACACCATTCATGGATGTACTACGAAATTGGGGCGATTTCCCCATGTCACTTGTACCTACTGGACAACGCAATGGACCGCCGTTGATGACTCGCGAAGCTCTAGATGAGCGCATTCGGCCGGCGGCGCAATTTGACAGCTACCCCGGCGAATCGGCGCACACGTATTCCGAAGCTGGCTACCGTGCGATGCCGTGGCAGCAGACCTACGAACGCCGCCAGCGGCTCTACGAGCGCGACATGATGCAGGTGGTTGATTTGTTGGAGGGCGCATTCAACGGCAAGGATCTGGCGCGATTCTACCTCAAACGCGCAATGGGCGGCGGATTCCGCGAAGCACTGAGCACGAGCGACTTCCCAAATCTGTTCGGCGACGTTATCGACCGCGCTGTGCTGGCGAACTATACAGAAACACCCTATACATGGAACCTGATTGCGAAACAGTCGGAGGTCAACGACTTCCGGCCGGTTAAGAGATTTCGCGTTGATGGTGGTACCGGGCTCCTGGCGAGCACCAGCGCTGGAATCGCAAATGTGGATTCGGCCGGCGCGTTGGTTCCCATCGGCCAAGGTGCGCAATACCCGGAGGATTCTCTGGTAGACGCAGAGTACACCTACCGGCTCTTCAAGATCGGTAAGCGCATGCCGTTTTTCTGGTAGACGTTCGTCGATGATGACCTGAACGCTCTCAAGGATACACCCGCGCGTTTCGGCCGCGGAGCCCGGCGCACGGAAGAGTACTTTGTTACTTGGCTCTACGCCAACGGTGTGAATGCGATTCTTCAGCAGGGCAACTCGGTTTCCGCGTTGTACAGCAACACCAATAAGAACATCGTCAACAATACCAACGTGGGCGATAGCGGCGGCAATAACCCAGCTTTCAATATCACCGCTCTCCAGCGCGCCATCATCGTGATGATGAAGCAGCTCGACACCACTGGCCAGCCTATTTCGGTTGAGGCCATGACTTTGGTTGTGCCTCCATCCCTCAAGACTGTCGCCATGAATGTGCTCAATACCGACTACATTTACATGGCTGACCAGGGTGGTACTCAGCAGATCAACGGTGCGAATATCTCGGCCACTGTCGCCCAACAGTTACACGCGATGAACTGGGCGAAAAACGTAGTGCGATTGGCGGTGAATTACTACCTGCCGATCGTGGATACCACCTACGGTAACACTGGTTGGTACCTGTTCGCGAATCCCGAGAATGGGCGCCCGGCGCTAGAGGTTGGTTTCCTGCGTGGCCACACCAGGCCAGAGCTCTGGATGAAGGCTGCGAACAGCGTAGCCATCAGCGAGGGCAGCATGGGACCTGGGGCAGGCGTATTTCCAGGTACTGGGCAGATGAATCCGATGGACGGTGATTTTGACACCGATGCCATTCACTACAAGATCCGCCACATCATCGGCGGGACTCGTATCGACCCTCTAATGACCGTGTACAGCAACGGCAGCGGCTCGTAAGGTGTAAGGATGAACGCTGCTGTGCTCAATCCGGGGGGAGGCAGTACGGCAGCGCTTCGTTTGGAACGCATGCATGAGCTTTACTTACAATCCGCCAGATCCGATTGCGCAGATACGTTTCATGATCGGCGATACGGTCAACGATCCGCCAGACAACCCGGCGGTAGTTTCGGACGAAGAGATCATGATGGTGTTGCAGTTCAACGGCTCCCAGAACATCATTGTGGGGCTGAGCGGATACGCAGTGCAAGTTCCGCAGGTGTACAGCTACGGCCGCAGTGCAGCGATGGTTCTCAATGGACTGGGCTCAGTTCGAGCAGCCCAGTTAGTTACCAAAGTTTTGGATGTGCAGATTTCTCTGACGACTGCTACCAAGACACTGAGGGAACTGGGTCAGCAATTGATAGATCACGAAACGTCTGCTGGCTACTTCTCAGTGGCGGAAATGGTGCAGAATCCATTCTCCGCTCGCGAGCGCTTGGAGAAGATGGTGTTGAGGCAACAGACTTGAACCAAGACCCAGTCCTTCGCAAGTACATTACCGACTTGGCTGATGCTCCATTCGTGTTGGGGCTGGGAGTATCTCTCTGCACCGTGCGCAAGCCAGACGGCAATGTAACATCGTCTGGCGGACAGAGCGGAACCTACGTAGACGTTACTGGGCTGGTTGCAATCCAATGTATTGACGCACCGGATAGATCTCCCAGTGCGCAGGAACGAAACACGCAGGGGTATGTTGAGGCCACCTCTCGTCGAAAGGTCCTGTTGCGCGGGTACTTCGCGCTGTTATCTCCGGCAACCAACTGGGGAGATGCGGGATGGATTGCCGTGATGACTAATACCATCTCCGGCGAGGTGCAGACGTACGATATTCGCGGTGCCGAAGCCGACAGCCAGCACTCGCAGACTTACATGTATTTGCGCAAGGTGACGGTATGATCAGCGCTACCTCAACCTGGAAACCGCGCGGCGATCTGGGCCGGTTCGTTGAAGTGAACATTATTCCTGCCGTGCGCCAGTCGGTTTATGATTCGTGCAAACTAATCGAGACACGCGCTAAGGAATTGTGCCCAGTGGATACGGGAGCTCTGCGAGAGAGCATCACAACTGAAACGGAGGATCTAGCAAAGACTATTCGTGGCGCAGTTGGACCGCATATGGATTATGCAATGTACGTAGAATTCGGAACGGGCATTCGTGGCGCAGCATCGGCTGGTGCTGGGGCCGGTCCATATTCTCCCTCCTGGCCAGGCATGCCGGCGCAACCATACATGCGGCCGGCATTCGATGAGGCCAAACCGCAAATCAAGGAGTTGTTTCAGAGCAATATCGAAGCGGCGATCGCTTTATGACCACCGAGAAAGTGAAGCTATTCGACTTGGATAACAACCTCATCGACGTGATTGAGCTTCCGAAAAGGCAGCCGGACCAGCCGCCGCGGCGCATCATTCACCGCGGGGTTGCATATGTCGAAGGCGGCGGTGAACTCTCTTTCTATAGTTTTTGCGAATTTTCGCCAGTTGACAAAAATGCGAAATGAGTCTCAAGTCAGCAATCCGAACCGCAGCACTGGCCTACCCTGGCTTGACTGCACTGCTAGGCACGTCACCGTTCCCATGGTGGGATACGCGCAAGCCACAGGGATCGCCGATTCCCTGCGTTACCGTCCAGATAATTTCTGGAGGACCGACCTACACCGTTGCGGGACGGCTTCCCACGGGTTGGAGCCGCGTACAGTTCACCATTTGGGGTTCGGGCTCGGATTCATCGAATGCGCTAGCAGTGGAGACGCAACTCCTGGCATTCTTCGATCAACTGAACCTGATCGGAATTTCGGATCTTGCACAGTATCCGGCGAATGTGAAATTGCAACTGGATGCGATGGATCCGCAAACAGTACCGCCGACATTTCAGCGCATCGTGGATGCGGAGATTTTTTCTAACAGCAAAATTACAGGTTAAGGAGTCATACAATGCCGACAGGAACTGGAGTATCAACGATCGCAGATCATATCGCAGTTAGCGGGCTGTTGCTCGCCGTGTCTAATGTCGGCACATCGCCCGACGCTTTCTATGTGGTAGCTAACGTAACAGACCTAACGATACCGATGCAGGCCACCGAGGTAATGGTTACCAACGTTGCCGATACATGGGTCCGCCGTGTGCCTACGCTGCTGGATATGGGAAAAGTGAACTTCAAGGTGTTCTGGGTGATGGAGGAGACCACGCACCGCAACAATGTGGGAGGCACCGGGGTTGCCGAAGGATTGGTGCACATGTTCGTCAATAAAGCCCTGCGTGACTGGCAGAGTATCTACCCTGATGGCAACAACAGCACCGACGCATTCAGCGGTTACGTCGCTGGCGGCAGCAGAACAGCCAAAACTGGCGGCGTTTTTGAGATGGCTATAACGCTGGGAACCACTGGCACACCTTCGCTAGTGTAAGCGTATGGCTAAATCGTTACTCCAGCAACAGATGGAACAGTCGCAACTGTACCATTGCCCAAATTGTGGAGTACTCCTCAAAGAGCGTGATAGGGAAAAGCACGAAATGAAGTGCATGGAAAAGGAACGAGCATGACACCATCTCCTGTCAAATACGAAGAAGTCA